CTCGCCCGCCGTGGGGGGTGTTTTTCCTGGGCAGTCGCACCGCCGGGGCCGTGTTTTTCCCAGGCCCGTAGGCTGTCGCCAGCCGGGTGCCAGAGGCTGTCGCTAGGGGTTCAATTGCACCTCTGGCGGGGCAGCCCTGTGAGGTCAGCCGGTGCCGTCGAGCAAACCGGCTAGGCGGCGCTCAAGCTCGGCGCGAACTTCCTCCGCACTCCGGTCCTCGACGGTCTCAAGGCGCTCGGTGAATAGGTCGACGCCGGTGGACTTACCGAGAAGCGCTAGTGCCTGGACTCGCGCTCCATCATTAGCGGCGTTGACCGACTCGTGCTCCAGGCGTTCGAGAACGAAGCGCCGTCGAGAGAGGGCTGAGGATACCGCAGACCGCTCAATCGTAGCCTGACTCCGCCGCAACCTCATGGTCACCTCGGGGTGCCCTGCCAACCGGCTCGCCTCGTTATGCACGGTCGCCGCACTCATGCGACTGCAATCGTAGGCCTCGCGGTAGCAGTCGCTAAGGCTGCGCCCGTCGTTGCGGATCAGCGACGCCAGGAACCGCTCTTGCTTTGCGGTCAGTTTGGCCCCCTTGGTGCGACCCTTGCCGCCCCTGCGCTTGCCCTTCGCCTTGGGCGGATCGTCGCCCGCACCGCCGCCATCGATCACCGTCAGGTGCGGCGCGGGGCCGGTCCCGGTGTCCGATCCGGCGTCGTCGTCAATCGTGTCGTCGGTGCCCATTTTCGAGGTCTCCTATTTGCCAGCCAACTCTTACTGGCAGTCTACACTGACCGGCTGTATCCCAGCTATAGCGGGCCTTTGCGGGATCATGGGAATGAGTGGGTAATAAGGTGCTTGACTACTGCCATTAGAGATGATTTAAGGAGATGTTGCGTTGGTTTTCCCGACGCGGCGGGGCGGCACCAAGCGCCCACCATAGAGCGACCTGCCCGGCGGCGGTGGAAGGCCCGCGCCCCAGTGCTCCTAACCCTGACCGGCGGAGCCAGCGAGAATGACCTCCTCCAGAAGGGCCGATGAAAGGACGCGCCGGGAGGAGGGTTAAGCCGCAACGTGCCTGCGGTGTGTCGGGCGCTGAAGCTGCGCCCCTGACGATGGCCCAGCAGGGCCGAAACACAAAAATGAGGTGCACCACCATGGCTACCATTACCCCAATCGAAAAACTCCATCTCGTCTCCGAGATCACGACAGTCGTCGCCAAGTTCGAGGCACAGGCAGCGACAAGCATTGCCGCCGTGAAGAAAGCGACCGGCGACAAAAACACCGCGAAGATCAAGGCATATGCCAACATCATCGCCGGACTTGAGGAACTCAAAGTTCGCGCCGGGAGCAAGCTGGCTGGAGAATTCAAGGCCGCGTTGATCGAGTGCGGCGTATCCAAAGCATGCTCCAAGCGGTACGTGGAAAACGGGCAGAAAGCCCGGAAGCTGCGCTGGATCAAGGCGGCAGGCTCCAGCTTCGACGCCATCCTGGCGGCGTTCGCGGAGAATGGCGTCAAGACCGAGCAAGACCTCGTGAACATCGTCTGCCCCAAGGTCGTACTGACCGCCGCCGAGGAACTCGCCGCCAAGGCAACTGCCCTGACCGATAGTGAAGACGACGCGGTCCAGGCATTGCGAGATGCCCTCGCCACGTTCACTGTCGACGACGACACCGACGCCGCTGCGCCGCTCGATCTGGCGGCGTAGAGGTTCAATTGCACTCCTACCAGCTAACCGCTCTTGATGGGCTGGGTCTACGGCCCAGTCCATCGACGGCAGCTAGCCGAGATCGCAACCAAGAGGGAGAACGCACATTAATACGTCAAGGCCGGAAACGCCGCGAGTAGGCTCCGCTCACTGAGTTGAAAGCTATGTGGCCTCGGACTGGGGACGTGAGCTATCCCCGGCGTTCAGCGCCGGGGATACCGACGCCGCGACGACGACGCAGGGCAATCAGATCCCTGCGTTGTCAGCCGTGCAAGAATTCGCGAATATCAATTAACTGAGGTGACACGCCATGAATTACAGAGACCCCAACGCGGCATTTGCCAGCGCGATTGCGCAAGGCCTCGACCCTGACATGTTCATGTACATGTACAGCACCGAGGAGCGGGACTATTTCAAGCACGTTGAAACCAGGGAATACGTCAGGTCAGCCGCGTCTCTGAATAAAGCCGAAACGCAGGGAGCATCCCTGCGTCATCGCCGTGTAGTGACGGCGGTCTGAGGATGGCAGCTAAACCAATCCATTGAGGTGACACATCATGACAGTGCATTCCATTACGCCCAGTCAATTGACGGGCGCTCTGACGACGGTGCTATCCGCCGGGCTGGTCCCGATGGTCTGGTCCGCTCCGGGTGTAGGCAAGTCCCACATCATCAACAATGATCTGGTCCATCGGTTTGCGGAGATCGTCCAGGCGATTGCCAAGAGCCGGGGCATCGAGATCGAGCCGGGAACCGCGCAGGTCTGGGAACGCCGCACCGGCGACTACGACCTGCTCGACTTTGCCGGTTTGCCCTATGTCGAGGACGGCATCCAGCGCCGTGCCACATCGGATATCTGGCCCGGTGTTCTGGTGACGGTCAAGACCAAAGACGGCAGGGTCTGGGGTATCCTGTTCCTCGACGAGTTCACCCAAGCCGGTCGCGAGAAGCAGACCGTCCAGCAACGCCTCTTCGACGAGGGCCGGATCGGCGACTACAGGTTGCCGGGTCATCCCAAGGCAGACCCCCGCTGTGAGTTGGGTCTGGTGCTGATCGTGCTGGCTGGCAATCGTCAGTCGGACAGGGCTCAGAGCCAGGGGATGGGCACCCAAACGGGCAGTCGTCTCGTCCATTTTACCCTGGAGCCCAGCGTCGAGGACTGGGTTGGTTGGGCAAACTCCAACGACGTGGACCCTACTGTCGTAGCGTTTGTGCGGCAGCAGCCGGAGTACCTCTTTAAGATGGACGCCGCCCAGAAAACTGAACACCCGACCGGGTCGACGCCTCGCACCCTTGAGCGGCTGTCCGATGCCGTGAAACAGTACCCGGCGGCGGAGATCGAGACCGCTGTCTACGCCGGGATTGTGGGTGAGGAAGCGGCCACTGCCTACCTCGCGCTGGTTCATGCCGCGAGGTCGATCAACGTCGAGGAGGCGCTGACCGACCCCGACAACGCCGACATCCCGGAGAATGTGGGGCATCAGTTTGCGGCGGCGTCCCTTCTGATCCGCCGCGCCAACGTCGAGAACTTTGCCAATGTGGTGCGGTACGTCGAGAGGATCGGCGACGGCGGGTTTGCTTCGCCCGAGATCGCAGTGTTTGTGGTCGAGGCGATCAAGCGGCGGACACCGCTGGTCGCTGAGAGCGTGACCTACCGCGACTTCGCGATGCGGTGGGCGGACATACGAGGCTAGGGGTTCAATTGAACTTCTAGCTCTGGTGCGCCGGGGGCAACCCCGGCGTATCCAAGAGAGCATCCACCTTGGGCGCTCTCCTGGATGCGCAAGCATCGATTGACCAACTAATAAATATGAGGTGACACCATGAAATTGCATTTGACGGCAGTGCTCGTATCCCTGGAAGGATCGAGGGCACGGCGCGGCATCATCGACATCCTGCCCAAGTCTTACGAGCCACTGCGCATCCTGACTCAGGCCCGTAATTACCTTCGCGGACGGGCCGTAGGAATCGCGGATGGCAAGCGCATCCCCGACGGGCTGAAGTCCTGGGATGACAAGGGCCGGTACATTCTGCCTAACGCCATCCATGAGGAGGTGGTTCGGAACCTGTACCAGTTCGAAACGACCTTCAACGACGCGTGCGCCAATCTCCTTGCTGACGTTGCTGCGTCGGGCGGCGGCGGTAAACTCCTAAATCAACCGGGCAGACTGTCAAGCACGGCTGTCGCGCTGCTCTACATTTTCAACACAAAATTAGAGTTGATCGAAGATCAACACGAGGTGACACCATGACTGCCCTACACGAGAAGACCTCTCTGATATCTCTTGAGGGATCGACATGGCGCGGCGTTAAATCGGATCGCGAGGCGACCGATGGAACGGCGACGCTGTTCGACACCACTGCTAACTGGGTGATGACCAGCAAACGGCTGGTCGATCCGGCTGTGCTGCGCGAACCCAAGCGCGTGCTGGCTCAAGCGCGTAACTACCTGCGGGGTAAGTCGGCAGGTGCTGCCGACGGCAAGTTCATCCCCGGCGGGTTACCCCCTTGGGATAGCAAGGGCTGGTATATCCAGCCCAATATTTTGTCCGAGACGGTGACCCGCAACCTGGGTGAGTTCAAGTCCCAGTTTGACGACGCAGTTGCCACGCTTCGCACCGTACTACCGACGGCTATCGATGCCGCCAGGGCAGACAACCCCAAGCTGTTCAAGGATGCCGACTACGGCAGCGTCGACGGCATCATCTCTCACTATTCGTTTGTGACAGATAGCACAATCGTACCGGACGCCGGAGACGTGCGCGTCGATGCCAGCAAGGAATTCGTTGCGCATCTCAAAGGGCAGATCGAGGCTAAGTCCACCAAGAGGCTCAGCGAAGTGACAAGCCACTGCATCAAAACGGTGGTCGATGTGGCGACCCATCTGGCCGAGTCGCTCGAAGGGTACGACCCCGCGA